TTCTTCCCATGCCTGATGTGGTTGCTCCTGAAGCAATATTAACAGCACCACCACATCTGCCTAATGTTACTGTTGCACCATCAACTACAATCGTTTGACCAGAACCTGATCCAACTGTCGTTGTTGATCCACATTTTTTAATGATGTTAGAATCGTCTGAAACTTTATTTATATTATCTACTTTAATTTTACTTGTCATTATTGAAATTTATATCTTAAAATTACTACTCCTGATCCTCCTGCATATCCATCAGGACCAGCACCAGGTCCAGCTCCACCACCGCCTCCACCACCACCAGTATTTGTTGTACCAGCTTCACCAGCTCTTGAGTTAGATGCGTCAGAACTTGATCCTCTACCACCACCGCCTGGTCCACCATCACCTGATGTACCACCATTTGGTGTGTCTTCATCTTTACCTCCACCGCCACCACCAGCTCTTACTGTTGGAGTTGCATTAATAGAAGATGTTGCTCCTGCTCCTCCTGGACCAGCAGAATTACCACTTGGTGTTGTTCCAGCAGCAGTAGCTCCACCACCTCCACCACCTCTATCTGGGTTTGATGTACTTGGGTTTGTATCTCCTCCTGGATTACCTTGAGGAGGACTAACTGGAGGAGTATTTCCTGCAGCTCCTGATGCAGGAGAACCTGGAGGTCTAAAACCACCTCCGCCTCCTGAACCACCAGCAACCGCATCTTGAGAGTTACCTGATCCACCTCCGCCTCCTGCGGATGATATTGTTGAAAAAGTTGAAGTAGAACCACTACCACCTGGATTTCCACTTCCTGCAGTTCCACCAGCACCTACTGTAATTGGAAAAGTTGCAGTGGATGCAGTTAAAGCTGAAACACAAGCACCTAATGGACTTACTGAATAACAACCAGCAGTAACTCCACTTGATTCTCTATAACCACCAGCACCTCCGCCTCCACCACCAGCAGCAGAACCACCTCCTCCACCACCAGCAACTACCATATATTCTATTGTATTTGATCCTGAAGGATTTCCTGCAGCTGTTACTTGAAAACATCCTGATGCGTTAAAAGTATGAATTTTAAAATTACCACTTGTAGTAACTGTTCCACCTGTTGCTGCAACAAATGATGTTCCTGCAACTGTATCGTCTGTTTGAATATTTAACCATCCCTGTGTTCCATCTACATAAACTAATGTTATAGAATCGCCTTCTGTGCTTAATGTTGCATCTAAACACTCACCACCAATTTTAGATGAATTTCTACCAACTGTAACATTATTAGTATCAAAAGTGTTGGCGTAATCTTTTATTGAAACAATATCTCCAGCACTAGGACTTGCAGGTAAAGTTACAGTAACTGCACCGCTAGTCGTATTAACAAAATATCCATTGCCACTTACTGAAGTAAATGGTGATGTCTTTGCTGTTGTACACCAATCTACAGTTCCAGTACGACCAAAACCTGATTGAGATGCACCACTTGCAAGGGTTACAGTTTTACCTGATGAACCTAAAGTTAATGTAGATCCACATTGTACGTCAACTGTATTTACTTCTATTTTACTCATTATATTACCACCAATGTTCCAGTTACTGTTACTGTTGCGTTAAAAGTTACGGGACCAGCTAACACAGCGCTTTCTATCACCATGGCTCTATCAAAAGTTGCTGCATGGTGGTGAATATTATTCTCTGCTGCTCTATCACCTATATAAACTTGTTCATTTATCTCAGCCATTTATTCTCCTTATGTGCTAATTGAATCTACACGGCTTAACCAAACATCTACACTTGATGCAGTATTGGCTTGACCTTTCAAAACATCTCCACTGTTTAAAACTATTTTAGAACCACCTTGCACAAGTTCTACAGAACTTGATGCAGGTAAAGCTAAGTCTTTAACGATGTATCTCAAAGTTCCGCTACCATTATCATCTACAAAGACACTAACAGTCACTGCACTTGTTAAGACATTGGCAAGTCTAATTCCTACAAGGGCGTCGTCAGAGTTAGCTGTTAACAAAGTCGTTGCCGAGTTTGTTATCTGTGCTCCCGATCCTTCAAAATCTTGTGCCATTTATCCTCCTATAATGCAATCGCCATTGCGGTTGCAAATCCTTTACTGGCTGCATTTTGCACTTCGCCAGAGTTATCTAAAAATACTGCTTTACTCGCAGGTAAAGTACAGAAAACGTCTTTTGTACCACCTGTAAAATTAACTAACGAATCACTATTAGATGACGATATTACACTCGTTCTTGATAGTGTGTCTGTTGATGCATCTGTTACCGTTCCAATACCAACTTCAAACTCTGCTGTACCTGGGTTAAAGATAGCATAGTAAGTTGTGTTAGTGTTTCCGATACCAGCTACAAAAGTCTCAAAACCTTGTTGAGCACCACCAAGATCTAACGTGCCGGTTCCAGTTGTTGTGCTAGTTTCTTTTACTCGATCATTAATTACAAAAGCCATATACCTCTCCTATTACGACGTTAAACTTATAATCGCATTTGCTGGTGTACTTGGATCAGGAAACGCAATAGTGAAATCACCATTGGTTGCTGTCTTAGTTCCACCAAAATCTAAAATTACAACTAATTTATCAGATTTATCATCATTATAAATTGCTCCAAACGCAGCAGAAAAAGTTGCGCTTGAAAAAGTTAAGTTAGCAAAGTCAACACTTGCAGTTGTAGTTGACGAGGCTACTGCCTGACTTGTCAACGCACTTCCGCCTGTTGAATACCCAGCTGCAGAACCAGAAACTTCATTTCCAGCACCAGATGAATAAGCTGTGCTACTAGTTGTGTATGGATTAGATGTGTATAAAGCTAATTTAAAGCTGTCTCCACCAGAAGCGAAGTTATGCGTTCCTGATAGTAACTCTCCTTTAAATGCATTTGGTACAACGTTTGCCATATTTTATCTCCTTATAGTGACGGTGGTTTTGTCTTCATCGGAACACGAATAGAACCGTCCATATATTCGTCTCTTCTTCTTAAGCCTTGTTGCTCTAGAGCGTAAGTTTCTAAAGCTTCTCGATAAGACTGCTGATAGAAATTTAACATATCTGCAGGACCTTTCAAGTATCCATATACTTCTACCAAAGAAGCATACAAAAGTAAATCTTCGTATTTATTACTTAGGTCAGTAGTTTGAGAATCTGACGTGGTAATAGAGGTAGGTTGTTTTATATATGCCAAAGTTATCGCATATTGTTGGTCTGGAGTAGGGGCTACCACCCAAAACTGCTCATCCCAGTTAGCGTAATATTTAGGAAAACCAGACGCATTTGAAGGCGTGTTGTAATATTCTGCCATAAAAGAGGTGTCTCTTTTTTCTAAATATACTTGTTTATTAGGTGTGGTAGATGTATCAGCCAGTTGGACATATCTAATCGCTCTAAGATCTGAAGGTATGGTCACATATCTATTACCTGTGGCTAATACAGATGTAGCATATTCTCTTTCTTCGTCTGTATCTACAGATCTATATATTTTTGTTTCTGCTTTTTTAACTATAGAAGTTAGTATGCTGTCAGATAATACATTACTATCTACCTCTGTGTAATTTCTAATGTCTGTTTTTAAATCTGAATATGTGTATGCCATTATGCCTCTATAGTTATTGGACCAACTGAACAGCCCAATCCTCCTCCTGATACTCCTCCCTTTGTAGCAGTGTTTGTGTCTACTGTAAAATGGAAAAAGTTAGCAACAGAAAAATCACTTGTATCTACAGCTCCATCTTTATAAAGACCTGTAGTAATTGTGTATCCAGCTGCTTTAGCGATATTAGAACCTAATATACCATCAAAATCTCCTGGGTTTGCGAAAGCAAAAACAGGATTAGTTGAAGTTCCAGTTCCTGGTGAAGTTGTTGGCTGACCTCTAAATCTTTGTGTAGTTCCACTTGTTAATCCGTGTCCTGGAAAAGAAATATTAATAATTCCAGAACCAGCTTGATATGTTTCAAAGCCATTCTCAGGTATCATTCTTATAACTGCTGGTGCTGGTCTACTAGGTCTTACATTACGTAAAGATATTGCATCACCATTCATTGGCTTTGGTTCTAATTGTGGTTGCTTTGGTTCAAACTCTGATACATGTACAAAAGATCCATTCCATTCTCTAACCATTTCTCTATATGGAAACTCTAATCCAGATCTATCAGAAATAGCTTTTGCGTATTTACCAGTTGCGTATTTTGCCATTATGTTCCTGGGTAATAAGCTTTAGGTGTAATATAAGTGCTAGAAGCTGACCCATCCTCCTGCAATGCTCTTTGAAACTCGTCCTCGTAATATAATTTTAATTGTTGGGCTCTTTCTGGTGTATATTTTTGTGATAAATAGAAAGCTAAACCTGCACACATACAAGGAACAAATCTGTACGGAACATTAACCACATCATCGTAATTACCTGCGTCTTGAATCCTTTTAGTGTAATAAAAATGTATTTCTTTTGATGCGTTTGTAGAATCAGGAGTCGGATAAATATGTAATCTAACTTTATCTACAAATCTCTCTACCCAATATTGGTTGGGTGTTCCTTGAGATAATTTATTTGAAAACCCTGCATAAGTAGATCTATCTACTTTTGTCATCGGTGAATCTGATTGTGTTGTTTGAGTTCTATTAGATCTTAATTGTGCTTCTAATATATCAGATAAGCCATAAATGTTATTTGTTGGAGCTGTGGTTGCACTAGAACCATCACTACTTGCTCTGAAAAAATCATAATCAGATTGTCCTTGAACTAAATCAACGTTAGTTTCATCTACTTCCCAATAGTGTAAACCTCTGTTTCCCCATTCCTGTAATAAAATATTTAAAGATTTTCTGGCAGATTTTAAATGATAACCAGTTACATTTTGATAACCTAATCTTTCATAAGCTTCTTCAACCACATCATCTACAGGAAAACTTTTTTCAAAAGTTGTAGTTTCAGATGTAGAACCACCAGATAAAGTGTATGCCGCAGCACCCATCCCACTATGAGCAGTACAATAATAATATAATGTCGGTGCAAAATCAGCTACAACGATTGTTGTTTTACCATCAGTTCCTGGAGTTCCTGTTATTGTTACACCTGTTGTATAAGGTGCGGCTGGATCGTTATTAGCATTTGTAGAAAACGCTAAAAAGTGTGTGGCGTTGGTGCCGTCACTTTGATCAAATATATAAGTATTACCTTCTACAAGGTTTATGTCAGGGCTAACGGTACCGTTTAAGTAAAACTTATTACCTGTACCATATTGGTTAGTCCCCGATGCTACGGTTACTGTGTAAGTTATAGTAGCCATTTAAACTCCTAGCCGTCAAAATATATTGACAAACCTACTACTGCTGACGCAGTGGCTTGCATATAACATCCATCTGGAAAACGAATACCATCATCAGGTATGTAAGGATCAATAAGATCGTCTCTTACATATTCTGTATGTTGAGTTGTTCCAGACTGACTTGCATTCTTAAAGTTTATGTGACCTGCACCTGCTCCGTTTCCACTCATTCCTCTGATTCTAGTTGCTCCTGCAAAAAGAGTTCCAGTAGCTGCACCATCTTTTACACCTGCAGAAATATTTGTAGTAATTGA